CTGAATTCGGGCCGTCACGCCCACAAGCTCTTTTTGCGCGGCCCTGGCCTCATCAGTCGATGTGCCCAGTAGCGTCTTCTTTTTAGCCTTTTCCTGCAGGCTGAATTTGAAGGACACCCAATAGCCCTCGGCATTTCGCAGGGATTGCTCAAAAGAGTCCAGGTCTTTCTGCGCCCAGCCGGTCAGGTCTTTCGTCGGGGGCTTGTAATCCTTAAACTCCTCAAGTTTGTTCATGGTCCGGTCCGTGCTTGCCAGCATGTCTTTTGTGGCTTCTGTCGCGGCGTTTGCAGCCTTGCGCCATTCATAAAGGCCCTTGATCGCGCGGACGATCTGGACCGCGCCCCAGGCCGCGGCGGCCGCGAGGCCTGCCTTCATGGCCATGCCGGCAAGACCTGCCTGAGCGGCCACAGCAACAAAAGCCGTCTTCAGACTTCCCAGCCAGACAAGCATGCTTGAACCGGTCATTACCGTAAATGCGGCGCCAAGCCCCTTTATAATCACAGCAAGCTTTGAAACAACGGCTATGGCCCCGACCGTAAGGGCCAGCGCGGCCAGGACGCCTTTCCATTCAACTACAAATTCGACAACGGTTTGAATAACATCGCCCAGCATTTTGCCAAGCTGACTGATGGCGTCAAGGAATGCTTTGTCCTTAAATAATAGCGTCAACTGCTTGAGCGTTTCCGTGATCGCATCCATGAATCCGGATGCCGCCACCTTCGCTTTCATGTCCTTCCATGCGGTCTTAAAGCGGTTGAGTCCCTGGGTCGCATCCTGCGAGGCATCCAAAGCCGCTTTCCCGTATTTTTCATGGAGAACGCGTGCAAGCTTCGGTAAAAGATCCGTGGCCAGGACCTCACCGTTATCAAGCATTTTGTTGAGTTCCTGGGTGGAGATGCCCATTGCCTTTGCCGCAAGTTGAAAGGCACCGGGCAATCGCTCGCCCAACTGACCCCGAAGCTCTTCCGCCTGGACATTGCCCTTGGATATCATCTGGGAAAGCGCATTAAGCGCACCGGCGGTCTGATCGGATGAAAGCCCGAGGGCAGTGGAGGCCTCCGCGATCGACTGGAAAATATCGCGAGTCTGTTTTCCTTCCAGGGCCGTTCCTTCGGCCGCCGCCAATATTCCCTTGTAGGCATCGGCGGTGGAATAGAATTCAAGGCCGAGCTTTTCGGCTGATCGGCGCACAAAATCCAGCTCATCCCCGGCTTTTTTCCCGTCGCTCTTTATGGCTTCAAAGGAGCGAGAAAGCCTTTGAGATTCCGTTCCCGCGTCAAAGAGGCCGGACACAACCTTTGAAAGGCCTACGCCTGCAAATAAGGTTTTCAGGCTGCCGGAAAGAGATCCCAGCGCCCTGTGCCCGTTTCCAACAGTGTCATTAAAGGCCTTTACCGCCTGGCGGCTTTTTTTGAAACCGGACCGGATCTCGCTAGACGCCTTGCGTGTGGCGGTCTGTAGCCCCTTGGATGTGGCCGTGATTACGATATTGAGTTTAGGTTGCATATCTTAACCTTTTGCGCTAAGGTTTTTGTCCAGCAATGCCGATAAATTCAGCAGGAGGATCTCCCAATGTTAATCAACGGATTAAAAATATTTTTCGGCATCGCCATCCTTGTCGCCGCATTTGATGCTGGGCTTTCATTTATTTCCGCCTGCATCGGATTGCTCGGGCTGTATCTCTTGCTGAACGGCATTTTAGGCCTGATCATGTGGTTCGGGTCTCTTTTAAAAACCGATTCCACTCCTTCTCATCCGCAAAACCCAGCCTGACCCCCAGGGCAAAATTCTTGATCCTTTCCAGTTCAAGCCGCTCGGATTCCCTGCGCGCCGTCATAAAGAAGCCCCATCCGTATCCCCAGGCGCCGGCATGTCCTTGCTCGATAAGTCTGCAAGCGCACCGGTCAAGCTCTGCCGGACAAAGCCTTTGAGCGCCTCCCCGATCCCGAGACGCTCGGTCAGGGCCAAAAAATCGGCGTTGACCTTCTGAAACACATCCCAGAGGATTTTCAGCTCGCTCGGGGCCATGTCTTCCATTTCTTTCAGTTCGAGATCCGTTGCCAGTGGAAGAAGGGCCTCTATCTGTTCCAGCATGTCGGCGTCTTCGTTCTCGGCCGACTCAAGAATCTTCCGGATATCTTTGACCCTCAGCTCCTTAATCGTGATTTCCCGGTCGTCAATCTTGACGGTCTTTGTCTTTCGCATTATTTCCCTTTCATTCTCACACAGATTTTGTTTTCACACAGAGGGCAACCACGGGGGGTTGCCCTCTGTGTGTTTATGCCTGCGGCATCATCTCAACCTTGTAATATTCCTGGCCCGATGCCTGGGAGGTATCCTTGAGGACCGTCGCGTTGGTCTGCAAAATTGCGGCCCCGTCACCGATAAGCGGAAATTCACCGTTCAGGGCGATCTTGACCTTATGAAAGGTCCACCGCTGTCGCATGCCCAGGTCGTCTTTGTCCGATACGAAGATGAGCTTTTTCTCAACGGATGAGGCTGACAAGCCGTGGATATACTTTCTGGACACCGCCTCATAATCATATGAGACCACGTCCGTTGCCACAATGCCGCCGCCGCTCAATTTACGGATATATCCGTAATCCGGGTCCAGGTCATAATCCGTTCCCTGCACGCGCCGGGTCGTAAAAGGGGTCTCATCGGTCACCACCACATCTTCCAGTATCTCGATGCCCGTGGGCACGATATGATTGGTATCTTGGGTTTCATAGACCTGTTCTCCGGCAACAAAGGTTCCGGATACATTGACCAGCTCAATATAGCCGGCCGCCTTGTAGGCAATCGTTCCCGTGGCAGCGGATGTGCCGCCCGTTACATCGTCTCCAACGGCCAGGGTACCCGTGATAGTCCCGGTGATCTTGGTTGAAAAGCAGTTCAAATGTCCAAGATCTATAAACAAATCATCCACAAATGTCGGCACGACCTGGTCCGCGTAGCTCGCGCTCTGGTTATCCGTGTTGATGGCGGAACCCAAAAGCGTCATTTTAAGGTTGTTTTCGCTCATCTCCCTGAGCCCGAAAGAAAGCGCTGCGTCCCGCTCGCTTTCCACCTCCAGGATCGTGGCCCTGGATGCGTTCTGTGTGCTCTTCATTTTTTCCGTTGATACGGCGATCCCGAAATTCAGCCCTTCAAGCTCACCCAGTTGATCGAAGCTCGACCCGGCCACCGCGCCCGCGTAGGCCCGGCCCGTACCGTTATACCTGATGTTTTCCGTATCCGATGCAAGTGGCATTTTGTTTCCTCCCTTTTTTGTTATCGCACAAAGACGCTAAGATGCTTTGTCTTTATTTTTTTCTTTGTGTCTTTGTGGCTTTGTGTGAACAATGATTTTCATCTCTTATTTAACGGCCCGAAATCGATAATGCGCCGCATAGAGGCATATACGCTTTTTAGACGAGATAAAAAGCACTGACGTGTTTTCCAGGATCGCGATGCCCCATCCTGATGCAATCTTCTTTCTGTGCAGCAGGTCCCTTGCGCCGGCAAGCAACTCATAAACGCCCGGGCTTTTGGAATCTCCTCGCCTGGCCGCGTCCGTGCTCCGCATGTTTCTGTCCCCGACAATAAGCATCAAACCGACATCTTCCTCGTCAAAACGGTTCTTGGCTTCCAGGACGAGCCCTGTTGCAACCACATAAATGCATGGAAAAGCCGCCGTCATTCGGGCCAGCTCTTCAATATCATCCGCTTCGGCCTGGCCCGCATAGACTTCCAGGGTTTTTACGCCTTCACTTGCCAGCGGCTGGAGTGCTGTAAGGGCCGCCTGTTCCAGTTCTTCAAATTCATGCACGATTAAAAGCCTCCCATCTTTGTCCGGGTAAATATCTTGTCATTTCCTTCAATCTGCACGCTGTCCGCCGTATTGATGGGCGCGGGTGTTAAAGCTCCCAGCTTGATCTTTCCCTCTGAGACTTTTTCCAGGAACCGGATGGCCTCTTTGTGGCGGTCCTTCCGGATATCCGGGGCCGTATCGCCTTTTCTGGAATACAGGTTATAAACGGCGATATCGACACTGATACCACGGATCTTATCCGGCACTGGGGTCAGGGGCACGGTATAGCGGCCCTGGCAATATGCGTCGATTGTCGCGTCCGCATCGGTGATGGCCCGGGTCACAACCTCGGCATCGATCACCCCGTCTTCCGCATCATCCGTCAACCGAATAAGAGAAGTCTCATCGAGTTGCTGCAACATGTCATCCTGTGTTGAATAGGCCATTATGCTTTACCTTTGTTTCGTTCTCACACAAAGCCACTAAGCCACAAAGATGTTTTGCCTTTAATCCTTTTTTTTGTGTCTTTGTGTCTTTGTGTGAGACATGTTTTTGACCTTAGGCTTTCTTTTTCTTGTCCCCGGTTTTCAGGACCTCGACGGTCAGCATGGGCTCGGCCTTTAGTGCCTTGATTTCATCCCGGCTGAACCGATCATCCGGATATACGGTGGCCCCTTTGGGATGGGCCGCGTTGCATCGCCTGAAATTGTGTCGTTTGCTGGTTATTCTGATCATTGTTTCCTCCGTTGTTGGGGCAACCCCCTGTGGTTGCCAATTCTTATTCAGGGCAGGCACGGGGGCCTGCCCCTACAGGGTTTTATGGGATTATCCCGCGCCGGTCGAACCGTAACTCATCTGCCACAGGCCGTATCCACCGGCTGCTCGGGCCTCGGCCCCGAACCGGAAATGCTTGCGCATGAATACATTGTCGCCATCAGGCGTGATCTGCTGCACGAACACGGGTTTTTTCCGTTCCTGGTAAACGAACGGTTTCAGGGGCCGATCGGTCACATGCAGGAACCAGGCGGTTGTGCTGGTGAGCCGG